GCCCTATAAACACCAGGGCCGGCTCTCCGGTGTGGCCGTGGACTGCGCCGGGGTTCCGGTGCACGTCTGGAACCGGCTCGGCCTGCCGCTCGCGGCGGATCACCCGGTCAACTACGGGAGGCTGCCGGTGCCCAACGAGATGCGCGCGCAGCTGGACAAGCACCTCGTGCGCGTAGCCCGCGCGGACATGCAGGTGGGCGACGTGGTCTGGATCAAGTTCCAGCAGGAGCCCCAGCACTTGGCCATCGTCGGGGACTACCGCTATGGTGGATTCAGCTTGATCCACTCCTACAACGGCTCCGGGCTGAGCCAAGTGGTCGAGCATCGCCTGGACGAGACCTGGGCCAAACGCATCGTTGCCGTGTGGCGCTTCCCGGGGGTTGGAGCATGAGCGGGCAGCAGATTGGCAGCATTGCCGGCGCGATCATCGGAAACGCCATCCTCCCGGGCGTCGGTGGCTTCATTGGTGCGGCCATCGGGGGCTACGTCGGAAGCCAGTTCGACCCAGCTATTGAAGGACCGCGCCTTTCCGACCTCAGAATTCAGTCTTCCGAGTACGGGCGACCCATCCCCATCGTCTTCGGAACAGTTGCCCTGCAGGGCAATGTGATCTGGGCCTCGGACCTGGTTGAAGTGGCGAACGATTCGGGCGGCAAGGGCGGACCCGAGGTCACGAATTTCACCTACTACGCAAACTTCGCCGTCGCCATCTGTGAAGGCCCGGTCTCGTTCGGTCGCGACTGGGCCGGCTTGGACAAGCGCCTGATCTGGGATGGCGCAACCCTTGAAGGGGCGGACTCGGGTGCTCAGGTCCGCTTCTACTCCGGCTCGGAGGACCAGCTTCCCGATCCGCTCATCGAGTCCTACATGGGCGTGGGCAACGTGCCGGCCTACCGGGGCACGGCCTACATCGTGTTTGAACACTTCCCGGTGGTGAACGACGGCAACAGGCTTCCGTTCATCACCGCCGAAGTCGGCCAGGTCGAGACCAGCGCGGCCCCGGAGAACCTGGGGATCGTGTGGATACAGCAGGTGATCGTGCTGGACAGCCAGTATTACGCCGTCCTGTACCACGGCAGCTACTACGGCATGGTGATTCGACGGCTGGACGACAGCACGCTGTTCGCGCACTACACCTACCCCGGGGACGAGTGGCACCCGTCCGAGCGCATGTTCTACGACGCCGACCGCCAGGTGTTCGTGCGGCCAGACCGGGGGACGTTGCACTACACCACGTTCGACCTTGCCACCGGCGACAACGTGGTCCACACCATCAGCGCGGCGGCCGGCGGCGACAGCAACCCGGGCACGCAGTTCAAGTCGGGCTGCTACCACAACGGTATGTACATCTTCGCGGCGGCCGGTTCGCCCGGCGTGCCCGAGCGCGTCACTCTGTACCTGGTGGACCCGGACACGCACGAATGCGTGAGCACGTACTGCGGCAACACAGCGAGCGGGAGCTTTATCGGCCCGCTGATCGCGCCGATTGATGGAGCCAGCGTTGTCTACGGGGCGAGCTACGGCACGCCCGCGCGCCTGTCAGAGTTCGCCCTCAGCTCCAACTTCACGCCGGTTGACATGGGCGAGCCGGCGCCGATTCCCGCCACGTACAGCGAAGCCATCGCGCGCATGGACCCGAACACCGGGTTGATTTGGTCGGTCTCCCAGCCTTCGGCGACGGCCGGCTATGTGGACGTGTGCGCGAACGACCCGGCCACGCATGCTCAGGTCTACTCCGAGCGCGTCACGACGACCCTGGTCATCGGCCCGGGTGATCCGGTCACGTTCGTCCCGGGCACCCCGAACAAGGTGATCATCAGCGGAACCCGGGCGGTGGCGCTCACGGACATGTTCCTGCAGTTCGACGCCGATGGTCTGAGCTTCATCGGGGAGAGCACCGGCGGCTACCACGGCACGGGAGACCTGCAGGTTCTCACGTACAACCCGGTGACGGATGGCCTGATGGGCTTCCGGTACGCGGGCTGGATCACCTACGGCGACAAGTCCGATCCCACGACGGTCAACTTCCTGCAGCCGGGCTCGTTCGAACAGGAATTGGACAACCGCTACCTCGGAGCGCGCGACGGCAGGGTTTCGCCACACGGGCAGCCCCTGTCCGAAGTCGTGCTGGCGCTATCGGAGCGAGCCGGCCTGGATGCCTCGCAAGTCGATGTGACGCAGCTCGAAGACGACATGGTGGACGGCTACGCCATCGCCAACCAGATGGACGTGAAAAGCGCGATCGACGCGCTCAGGCCGGTCTACTTCTTCGACGCGGTGGAATCGGGCGGGCTGATCAAGTACGTCAAGCGCGGGGGCACCACCGTAACGCCCATCGACGACGACGAGCTGGGCGCCTACGAGAGCGGCAGCGAGCCGGTGGATGATCTGGATACCACCCGGATCATGGACGAAGAGTTGCCTCGCATCGTCACAGTGCGGTATCTGCTGGAGGCCACGAACTACGACACGGCGACCAAGATCGCCAAGCGCCTGGTCGGCAACTCCGGGAGCGAGGCTTCCATGGACCTGCCGCTCGTTCTGAAGGACCGGAAGGCCCAGGAAGTCGCGGAGGTGAACCTGCACGGGCCGTGGGTGGCGCGGATCACGTACCGGTTCTCCATCCCGCGGAAGTACGGCTACCTGGAGCCCACGGACATCGTGGCCGTCAAGGGCTACACGATGCGGATCGTCACCATCAAGCAAACCGATGGCCGATACCAAGTCGAGGCCGTGCACGACGACTCGAACGTGTATGTGCCCAACGTGGTCGTCACCGAGACACCTCCCGCGCCGACCGCTGGCGTCGAGACCACCACCGAGACGGTTTTGGAGCTGATGTGAACATCAACGCGATCAGGGACGCGGACGCCTCCGACCCCGGGTTCTATGCGGCGGCCTGCGCGGCCGATCCGCTTGCGACGTGGAGCGGCGCGGTGCTGTACGCATCCAGCGACGGCGGGGCGAACTACTCGTCCCTGGCGACCATCTCGCGCGAGAGCACGATGGGCACGACCACCAACGCGCTCGGCGATTTCCACAGCGGAAACATCCCCGACGAGCTCAACTCGGTGAACGTGGTGCTGTCCAACGGCAGCCTTTCGTCCACCGATACCAATGGATTGCTCTCGGGCTCCTTCGCGTTCGTGATCGGCGAGGAGATCATCTTTGGGCGCGATGCCACGTTGCAGGCGAACGGCTCGTGGACCTTGCGCGGGTTCCTGCGCGGGCGCCGCGGCACCGAGTACGCGATGGGCAGCCATGCGGCGGGAGAGCGATTCGTGCTGCTGGACGTGAACACCCTCGTGCGCGTTCCGCAGGAGACGGCGGACATCGGCATCGAGAAGCTCTACAAGGGCGTGAGCGCCGGCCGCTCGCTTGCGACAACGACGGCCCAGAGCTTCACCAACGAAGGGACGGGCCTGAAGCCCTACGCGCCCGTGCATCTGGGCGGCGGGCGCAATTCGTCAGGGGACGTGATCCTCACCTGGGTGCGGCGCAACCGCATCGATGGCAGCTGGCGCAACAACGTCGATGTACCCATGAGCGAGGCGAGCGAAGCCTACGTGGTCGAGATCTGCAGCGACGACACCTACGCCACGGTGCTGCGGACCATCGAGGGCATCACGTCGCAGACCACAACGTATCTGGCCTCACAGCAGACGGCAGATGGCCTGACGCTGGGCGATCCCGTGTTCTTCAAGGTCTACCAGCTCAGTGGCACCGTGGGCCGAGGCCATCCCGCCACAGGTTCCGTCTAAGCACTTCCAACACCAACCAGAGAGCCGCCTTCGGGCGGTTTTTTCATGGCAGATAGCACCTCGAATCTTGATCTAGTCTCGGCCTCGCAAGCGTCAAAAGAGGTAGTGGTCAACGCCTTGGTAGACGCTGGCTCTGCGAACATGCTGTTCGGCCGGCGCGCGAGCACCACGAGCGGGCTCACGTTCGGCTACTACGGCGGCAAGTTCCAGAAGCCCGACGGCACGATCATCTCCGTCGCCAACGGCACCAAGACACTCACGGCCAGCGCCACGAACTATCTGTACGTGGACAGCGCCGGGGCGGTGCAGGTCACGACCAGCGAGCCCTCCGGCTGGCCGGCGCCGCTCGCGTCCGATGCGATCGCGCTTTACGAGATCGTCACCGGCACCGATGCTGTCACGAGCTACACGGATTGGCGTGCGCCGCTGCGTGGTCCTGCGGGAGCCACAGGAGCTACTGGCGCGACCGGTGCCACGGGCGCTACTGGGGCGACCGGACCTGCCGGCCCACAAGGCGATCCAGGCCCTGCCGGCGCGGACGGCACTGCCGACATTGCAGCGGACACGCACGCAACCAGCAGCAAGACGACGCCTGTCGATGCGGATGAGATTCCGCTGGTGGATAGCGCGGCCTCCTATGCCCTCAAGAAACTGACCTGGGCCAACCTCAAGGCCACGCTCAAGACCTACTTCGACTCGCTGTACTCGCTGCTGACCACCAAGGGCGACCTGCTGGTTTACAGCACCACGCCCACCCGTCTTGCCGTCGGCACAGACGGGTACGTGCTGACGGCTGATTCCACGCAGGCAGCCGGCGTGAAGTGGGCCGCGGCATCGGGCGGTGGCGGCACCCCTGGCGGCAGCGACACGCAACTCCAGTTCAACGACGGGGGCTCCTTCGGTGGTGATGATGGTCTTACCTGGGACAAGACCAACAACATCCTGTACGTTGGATCTGCTTCCACGAACGGAACCATCAAGGCGCCGGCCGCTGGAACCACGACGAGCATCGGTAATGGGATCACCATCGCTGCTGGTGCTGGCGGTTCTACTTCGGGCGATGGCGGAGCCGTCAGCATTGCGAGTGGCGCCACCTCCCTCGGGGCCGGCGGCGCCATCAACATCACAGCCGCCGCGGGTGGTGGCGCAAGCGGCTCATCCCACAAGGGCGGCGCGATCAACATTACCAGCGGTAATGGCGGCGCTGGGGCGTCTGCCGGTGATATCAACATCGTCACCGGAGCGGCCGGCACGTCTGGCGCGGGCGCGGCTGTCACCATAAAGGGTGGCGATTCCAGTGGCAGTACCGTCACCATCGCAGGCGGCAGTCTGGGCAGCTCATCCACCGGCAATGGCGCAGTCACGATCAAAGGTGGCGCAGGCACCGTCGCCAGCGCTGGCGGCGCGGTCACCGTCCAAGGCGGCGATAACGCCAACACTGGCGGCGGATCGGGAGTTGCGACATTTCGGGGCGGAGATGGCACGGCAGGCACCACTGGCGGCGCTGTGACGCTGCGAGGCGGCGATTCCACTCGCACCGGCAGCGCATTCGCTATCGCTCCGGGCACCGTCACGATCCGAGGCGGTAACGCAACCGGCTCCGGCAACAGCTCGGCGGGCGCGACTGTGTCGATCACTGGCGGCCAAGGCGGCGCGAGCGGCGGAGATGGAGGCGCAGTAACCATTACGGGCGGCGCGCCGCAAGCTGCAAACGGCGGTGCGGTGAACATCACGG